GGAGGAGAAACAGTATTTTATAGTAAAGACTATACATCTATTATCCAATCAGTAATCCCTACTCTTGGTAGGGTTGTGGTTTTTCCAGGTAATATTCCTCACAAAGCATCAGCTTTAACTAGGATCTGCAATAAAGTGCGTACTACATTGATGTTCAAAGTAACCATCGATCCTAAAGCTATGTATACGAGTGAAACTTTGTTAACTTCGTTCCTAAGTGATATTGGAGCCGATAAGAAACCTCATGAACATGGTTCACTTCGTGATCACCTAATCCGCGTCTATCACATTTTGAAGTCTTTTGGCGCAAATGATATATTAGCTCTTGCTGGCGGGCTTCATTCAGTATATAGTACCAGTACATACAAATTGGCTTGTCTACCGATCACAAGTGAGAAAGTAGAAGAGACATTTGGCCCTGAGGTTGATCGACTAGTTAAACTCTTTTGTACTATTGATCGCCCACAAAAATTAGAAACCCCTGACGGAACGCTATCAGAAATAGACCTGTTCCTACTCCGCTGTATAGAGTGTGCAAACCTATACGACCAAAACGAATTAACCCCCGAAAAATACCCGAACTTATTTGAGTTTTCAAAAGGTATTAGACAAAACTAAGGATAAATTATGGCAATAGATAAAGCATTATACCAAGCACCTCAAGGTCTTGGAGCAGAACAAGATGGACAAAATCCTGCTATTGAAATAGAAGTTCACGATCCAGAAGCGGTGGATATCCATGCTCCTGGTATGGACATTCATATGGATAAGGATGGTGAGGATGAAGAAGAATTTAATAAGAATATAGCTGAAGATATTAGTGAATCAGAATTAATGAAGTTAGCTACCGAATTAACATCTGACTTTGATAGTGATATTGCATCTAGAAAAGATTGGATACAAACGTACGTTGATGGTCTTGAACTATTAGGTCTCAAGATTGAAGAACGTGCTGAACCATGGGAAGGTGCATGTGGTGTTTATCATCCACTATTATCAGAAGCGGTAGTTAAGTTCCAAGCTGAGACCATGATGGAGACATTCCCAGCTATGGGTCCAGTTAAGACACAAATCATTGGTCGTGAAACACAAGATAAAAAAGACGCAGCTATGCGTGTTCAAGATGACATGAACTATCAACTGATGGATGTCATGACTGAATACAGACCTGAGCATGAAAGAATGTTGTGGGGACTAGGCCTAGCTGGTAATGCATTTAAAAAAGTTTATTTTGACCCAAGCATAGACAGACAAGTGTCTATGTATGTCCCTGCTGAAGATGTGGTTGTACCCTATGGTGCGTCTAGTTTGGAATCAGCAGAACGTATTACTCATGTGATGCGTAAGACAGAAAATGAAGTAAGACGACTTCAACATGAAGGGTTCTACCGTGATGTTGATCTTGGTGAGCCAGTTAACAACATGGACGAAGTTGAGAAAAAGATTGCTGAAAAACTAGGTTTCCGTGCAACATCTGATGATCGTTATAAATTATTAGAGATGCACGTTGAACTTGATCTATCTGGATACGAACATAAAGTTGATGGAGAAGAAACAGGTATTGCTCTACCTTACATTGTAACAATAGAAAAAGGTACAAGCACGATATTAGCTATTAGAAGAAACTGGAGACCTGATGACAAGAAATTCCAAAAAAGAAATCATTTTGTACACTATGGTTATATTCCTGGGTTTGGCTTTTATAATTTTGGTCTTATTCACCTCGTGGGTGCTTTTGCTAAGTCTGGTACTAGTCTCATTCGTCAGCTCGTGGATGCTGGAACATTGTCGAACCTTCCTGGAGGATTTAAAACTCGTGGCCTCAGAGTTAAAGGAGATGATACACCTATAGCACCAGGCGAGTTCCGTGATGTAGATGTACCATCAGGTACTATGCGTGATAACGTCATGCCATTACCATACAAAGAACCTTCACAAGTTCTTATGGCTCTACTCAATACAATCGTAGAAGAAGGTCGTAAGTTTGCAGGTTCAGCTGAACTACAAGCATCAGACATGTCAGCTAATTCACCAGTTGGTACTACATTAGCTATATTAGAACGAACACTTAAAACAATGTCAGCTATTCAAGCGCGTGTTCACTTCTCAATGAAGCGTGAGTTCCAACTACTTAAAGATATTATTCGTGACTATACTCCAGAAGAATATAGTTATGATCCAGAAGAAGGTGATAGGAAAGCTAAACAATCAGATTATGATATGGTAGATGTATTACCAGTATCTGATCCAAATGCAGCTACTATGGCACAGAAAGTTGTGCAATACCAAGCAGCTCTACAACTAGCACAAACTGCACCACAGTTATATGACTTACCACTTCTTCATCGTCAGATGTTAGATGTATTAGGTATTAAGAACTATCAGAAATTAGTTCCTGTGCCTGAAGACCAAAAACCTGTTGATCCTATTAGTGAGAACCAAAACATTCTTAAAGGCAAACCTGTTAAGGCTTTCTTACAACAAGATCATCAAGCTCATATTACTGTTCATCAATCAGCTATGCAAGATCCACAAGTTCAAGCTTTAGTTAGCATGAACCCACAAATGGCTCAAGCATTACAGTCTGCTATGACAGCTCATATTATGGAGCACTTAGGCTTTGAATATAGAAAACAACTAGAACAACAAATGGGTATGACATTACCTCCATATCAAGACCCAAGTAATGTTGATGAAGACCAAAAACCATTAGATCCACAAATGGAAATACGCATATCTCAAATGGCTGCTAAAGCTTCACAACAGTTATTACAACAACATGTCCAACAACAACAGCAACAACAAAATGCTCAAACACAGCAAGATCCGTTAATTCAAATGCAACAACAAGAATTACAGTTGAAAGCTCAAGAGCAACAAAGAAAAGCAGCTAAAGACCAAACTGATGCTCAGTTTAAAGCACAACAGTTAGCTTTAGAAGCACAACGTATCAATAATACAAAAGATCAAGGTGTATTAAATGCAGCTATAAATGCACATAATAACTTGAAATCACATGAAAACCATCAAGCTGAAGTAGGGTTTAATGCAGCTGTTGATTTACATAAACATATGCATAGTCATTCTATGGATGCACAAGATACGTTCAATCAACAAGAACACGAACGTAAGTTAGCAGAAATGCAACAAAGATTCGCCCAAAGGCAAACAGAGTTACAAAAACCAAAGGAGTAATAAATGGAAGCTGATAAAGCTTTTGCCATCGTTATCAAAAATATCGATGATAAGATTTTGCAACTTCAAGAGTTTATATCTACAGGTAACGTAGATAAATTTGAGGAGTACAAAAAAGTGTGTGGTGAGATTACTGGTCTTCTTACTGCACGAAACTACATAACAGACCTAAACAAAGCAATGGAGAACTCGTATGAGTGATTTAAACTTAGCTCAAGCTCAAGATTTAAATGTGTTATTAAACCAACGCAAAGCCGAAGCTGAAGTACAAGAAGATGATATTGCTCTAGAAGATAGAGCTAAACAAGTACCAATCCCATCAGGCTACCGCATTTTATGTGCAGTACCAGAAGTAGATAAGAAAACAGAAGCAGGAATTGATCTTCCAGATGAGTACATCAGACGTGAAGAGTTATTAGCTACAGTACTATTTGTAGTTGAACTTGGACCTGATGCATACAAAGATGAAAGAAAGTTCCCTACAGGACCTTGGTGTAAAAAGGGTGACTTTGTTATTGTCAGACCAAATGCTGGCACACGCTTAGTTATTCACGGCAAGGATTTTAGAATGATTAATGATGATTCTGTGGAAGCAGTTGTGCAAGATCCACGTGGCATCAAAAGAAGCACATAGGAGATAATATGGCTACAGAAAAAGAAGTATTTAAGTTTCCTGATGAAATTGAGGAAAAAGATAAAAAGTTAGACATTCAAATCGAAGAAGATGACGAAAAAGTTGACATAGAAGTAGTCGATGATACGCCAGAAGAAGATCGTAATGTAGAACCTTTACCAGAAGAAATTAAAGATGAACTAGAAGAAGCTGATGAAGCCGATGAGTTCTCTAAAAACGTAAAGACTAAGTTCAAGCAATATAAAAAAGCTTGGCATGATGAAAGACGTGAAAAAGAAGCCGCTTTAAAAGAGCAACAAGAAGCTTTAGCTGTTGCCCAAAGGATTCTTGATGAAAATAAACGTCTAAAATCTATGCTAGTGACAGGCGAACAGGAATTAATAGTCAATTATCAGAATGCAGCTGAACTAGAGCTTGAAAAAGCTAATAGAAAGTATAAAGAAGCTTATGATTTAGGCGATTCTGACAAGATTATTGAGGCTAATAATGAAATTATGAAGGCTTCCTTGAAGTTGGATAGAGCTAAAAACTTTAAACCAACTGCAAATACCCCTTTACAAGAGCCAGAAATTCCTGTAAAAAGTAACTATACGCAGAATCCTCCGCAAATGGACTCTAAAACGGCAGAATGGATCTCAAAAAATCCATGGTATACTGACCCTAAAAAGAAATCCATGAGTAAATTTGCTCTAGGAGTTCATGAAGAATTAGAAGCTTCTTATGGTAAAGCTTTTGTAGCTACTGATGAGTACTTTAAGCGAATCGATCAAGAAGTAAAACGCAGATTCCCAGAAGAATTTGCTGAAGAAATCTCAAATGAGTCTGAAAAGCCTCAACAAAAATCTAAACCAAGCACAGTAGTAGCTCCCGCAAAACGTAGTACGTCCTCTAAAAAAATCGTATTATCAAAAACGCAAGTAGCGTTAGCCAAGAAACTTGGCCTAACACCTGAGCAATATGCTAGTGCACAACTTAAATTGGAGTCTTAAAAATGTCTGATATTAAAAAAACAGCAACACTTGATTTTGTAGAAGTAACCCCTCGTGAACTTGATACTCGTGAACTTGCAGAGCGTCCAAAACAATGGACTGCACCTGAACTCTTACCAGAGCCAGATAAACAAGCAGGTTATGAATATCGTTGGGTTCGTGTTTCAATGTTAAATACAGCTGATCCTAGAAATGTTTCTAGATCCCTTCGTGAAGGTTGGGAACCTGTACGAGTTGAAGAACAACCTAAGTTCAAATTGTTAACCGATCCAGATAGTAGATTTAAAGATAATATCGAAATCGGTGGACTATTATTATGTAAAGCTCCAGCAGAAATGGTTAAGCAAAGAAATGAGTATTATGAAAACTTAACTAGATCTCAAACTGAAGCGGTAGATAATAATTTAATGCGTCAAAGCGATCCGAGAATGCCAATCTTCCAAGAACGGAAATCCTCAGTAAGTTTTGGCGGTAAAAAATAACTTTAATTAATTAGGAGTAAATATGGCTTATCCAACCGTTGCAGCACCATATGGTTTTAAGCCCGTAAACCTAATTGGTGGTCAAGTTTTTTCTGGATCAACACGTAATTATACAATCCAAAACAACTACGGCACATCAATTTTTTACGGTGACTTTGTAACACTCACTAATGGTTTAGTTACTCGTGCAGCGATTACATCAAGCACATCTGGTAAACAAACTATTGGTGTGTTCTTGGGATGTTCTTACACAAACCCAACAACAAAACAAAAATTATTTAGCCAATACTACCCAGCTTCTACAGCTGCTGGTGATATTCAAGCTATTATTTGTGATGATCCTGATACAGTATTTAAAGCTGTATTAGTAAATTCTAGTGGTTCTACTACACTAGGTTCAGCATCACAAGCTATTGTTGGTTTAAATTTAGCTGGTTCTGATCTTGCTGGTAATGCAAATACAGGCGATTCATCAAATGGCTTAGTAGCTCCAACTGCTACACCTTCAACAGCTTTAGCATTCCGTGTATTAAGTTTAGTTCCTGAATCAGCTACAGCTACTACAGCTACTGGCTCTGTTTCAGCAGGAACAACTATTACATTAACAGGTACAGGTTTAACAACAGCAATTCCACAAGGTGCAGATGTATCATATGTATCTAATGGACAAACTGTTCAAACTGGTGCTTTTGTAGCAAACTCAGGCGGTTACTCTGCTGGTACAACATCGATCACTGTTGACAAATCGATCACAATTCCAAGCGGTTCAACCATTGTATTCACGTCATACCCAGAAGTACTTGTGAAAATCAATTT